ATGTCTGAAACCACCGCTCTCACGCCCATCGCGGCGATGCGCAACACGCTCACCAAGATGAGCGACGACTTCCGCTCGGCTCTGCCTCCGCAGATCCCCGTCGAGAAGTTCATCCGCACCACGTTGACCGCGATCCAGATGCAGCCCGACCTGCTCGACACCGATCGTCGCAGCCTGCTCGGCTCCTGCATGAAGGCAGCCCAGGACGGCCTGATGTGCGACGGCCGCGAGGCAGCGCTCGTCATCTTCCGCACCAAGGAAGGCCCCAAGACCCAGTACATGCCCATGGTCGGCGGCATCCTGAAAAAGATCCGCAACAGCGGCGAGCTCGCCAGCATCAGCGCCAACGTCGTGTATGAGCGCGACAGCTTCACCTACGAGCTCGGCGACTACGAGCGCATCGAGCACAAGCCCTACCTCGGCGCCGATCGCGGCCAGGCCATTGCTGTCTACGCCATCGCACGCACCAAGGACGGCGCCGTCTACCGCGAGGTGATGAGCGTGGCCGACGTGGAGAAGGTGCGCGCCTCCAGCCGCGCTGCCAACAGCGGCCCCTGGACCCAGTGGTGGGACGAGATGGCACGCAAGACCGTGATCCGTCGCATCGCCAAGCGCCTGCCATCCAGCGCTGACGTTGACGCCGTGCTCGATGCCGACAACGAGGCCACTGGCTTTGTGCAGCAGGGCACGATCGACATCACGCCAGCAGCTCCCAGCATCGAGAACCCAGGCGAGCCATCACGCCTCAAGGCCGCGATCGTCGACAACGAGACGGGCGAGATCAAAGAAGGGCAGGGGGCAGCATGATCATCGATTACAAAGACCGCGCCTGGTTCATCCTGCAACAGCTCAAGGAGTGCGGCGAGCAGTCCCGCGAGGCCGTGGTGGGTGGCGACGAGCACACCAAGACCGTGCTCACCAACGTGATCAGGGCAGGGCTGGTGCGCCCCTGGGAGGGGTCGTTGACCCTGACCGTCAAGGGCTCACGCACGCTGCGCAAGATCAACGAGGAGCAGGCTGGCCCCATCCAGTTCGCAGGCAAGCGCCTCATCAGCACAGGCACGGTGACGGGCGCCTACGACGGCAAGGAGCTGCGCCGCACATGCCTGCGCGCTGGCGCCTATGACGCCTTCGAGCTGCCCAGCCTCATCGGCAACGAACACCACTACCGCCGCGAGATCCGCGCATAACTGAAAGGCACATATGGAAGAACTCAAACTGCTCATCGAGGCCGTCGCAGGCCTCCCAACCCTGACCCTGTGGGTGCTCGTTGGTTTCCTCATCTACAAGCTGGCCGTCATTGGTTCTGTGTACGGCACGATCCGCTACGGCATTGAGAAGTTTGTGCAGTGGAAGACAACACCAAAGCACATGTTGGAAGACAAAACAGACATGGTGAAAAACATCGCCATCACACACGATGGAACATTCGACGCGCTGGTCGAGCAGTTGCGTCGATTGATCGGCAAGGGCTTCGACAACAACAGGATCGGCACTCGATACATTCATGGTCAGTCAGTCGATTGGTTGCGCGAAGCGATCACCGAAAAAGAACTGCGCGATGCAGAGACAAAAGCAAAGGCACAACCATGAGCGAGCTTCTCACCACCAAGCAGCTGGCCGCGCGCTGGGACATGTCCCAGGGCACGCTGTGCAACAAGCGCAGCAAAGGGCAGGGGCCTGCCTACATCAAACTCGGCGAAGGCCGAACCTCGAAAGTGCGCTACCGCCTCGAGGACATCAAGCAATACGAACGCGACTGCATGAAAGGGACATCATGAACGACAACGGCACACGCATCCATCCATGGGAGGGCGGCGGCCCTTCGCTCTGGGACATCGTCCTGCTCGTCAGCGCTGGGTTCATCCTTGGCGTTGCCGTCAGTGTTGTGTTTAGCCTAGTGGTGGTGATGAAATGACAGCGATCGGCTTCCTCTTCATCGTCACCGCCTGGCTCATCGCCCACCTCGATGACCACTACAGCGTGCCCAAAGCGATCCTCGCGTTCTGCGGCTTGCTCATCCTCACAGGGCCCGTGCTCTTCGTGGCTGGCGTCTCCACTTGGCTGTGGAGGGTCATGCCATGACAGCCAAGTCCGACGCCTACGACAAGCTGGTCACGACGGGCAAGGCGCGCAAACGCCGCCATGAGATCCTTGCCTACATGGCTCTGCACCCAGGGCAGACGTTCACCAGGTCAGAGCTTGCTGATCTGATCCCGATGCGTCTGTCCACCGTGTGCGGTCAGATCAACCCGCTGATGCGCGAAGGGGAGGTGGTCACCGTCGGCCGTCGTCGCTGCACCGTCACGGGCGAGGTCGTCAACGAGCTGCGGCTGCGGGAGCTGTTCTGATGTCCCGCATCGTTTGCTGGTTCTCATGCGGCGCTGCCAGTGCTGTCGCCACCAAGCTGGCCATCGCTGACAACGCTGGCAAAGAGGAGCTCGTCGTCGTCTACACCGAGGTGGTGAACGAGCACCCCGACAACCGCCGCTTCCTCCAGGACTGCGAGCGCTGGTTTGGCCAGGAGATCATCGTCCTGCGCAACGAGCGCTACCACGCCGACATCTACGAGGTGTTCCGCAAGGAGCGCTTCATCGTCGGCCCACAGGGCGCGCCGTGCACCAGGCTGCTCAAGCGCCAGATGCGCGTGTTCTTCGAGGAGGAGGACGACACCCAGGTGTTCGGCTTCACGTTCGAGGAGCTCAAGCGCAGCCAGGAGTTCATCAAGCGCAACAGCTACGTCAAGCTGCTGACGCCGCTGATCGACCGAGGCCTGACCAAGTCGGACTGCTGGGCCATGATCGATCGCGCAGGCATTGCGATCCCCGAGATGTACCGCCTGGGCTATCGCAACAACAACTGCATCGGCTGCGTGAAGGGCGGCGCTGGGTACTGGAACAAAGTGCGCGTCGATTTCCCGTGGCAGTTCGCTCGCATGGCCAAGCTCGAGCGTGAGCTCGATCACAGCATCATCAAGCGCGAGATCGGCAAGGACGAGCTGGGCAAGCCAATCTACGAGAAGGTGTTTCTCGACATCATGCCGCCTGACATGGGCGCGCAGTACGAGCAGCCCGACATCGAGTGCAGCTTCTTCTGCCAGATGGCCGAGCAGGAGATGTGACCCACTAAATCTAGGAGGAGTTTTTGGCCACGATGGAACACCTGGCACTCAGGTGGTTGTCGTGGCTTTTCAATGGGTTGAGGGGCGTCCCTGGTACACCCATTCGCATAAGCTATAGTACGTCACCTGATAGTGTTCCCACTAGATCTAGCGCACCCAGCGAAGGCTCTGTTCCCTCTTCTTAGGTCTACCAGGCACTTTGATCTTGGCAAGGTTGCGGTTCGTGTGGCGGCCTGCTTTGCGTGCGTCGCTGAGAATGTCGCCAGGATCACCAGGCTCGCGGCTCAACCTATCCAGCACCTCGGCCAGGCCGCGCAATTCGCTGGCGACACGGCGCAGGTTCACCACCGAACGCATGGGCAGGTCGAGCCTCACCACCTCGGTGATCATCTTTTTTTCGTAGGCGTTCATCTCGTCTCGCATGCCTGATCAGTACCAGATGTGGTGGCCGTTTCCAAGCGCCGCTGCGGTTATCACAACACCAAAAAAAGACCCCACCGAAGTGGGGCCAAGGCTCCTGCGGGAGGAGGGAGACAATCAGGCGGCGTGGTACTCTGCTTCGGAGAGCAGGCGTGGCTTGTACTTGTTCTCGGGGCGGTAGATGGTCAGCTTCTGGCCGCGCATCTCGGGCGCGAAGCTGATGTGCACCCAGCGGCCGTACTCATGGATCATCTGGTCGAACTTGATGCCAGCGGCCGCGATGGTTTTCGCCACCGCCAGGGGGTTGCCGAACTTCTCGCAGGTGAAGTCGATCGCCCAGCCATCCATGTGGCTCGACACCTTGCTGCCACCCACCGCGACGTTGACATCGGGAAGGCGCAGCCAGCTGTTGACCTTGATGGGCAGCTTGAGCAGCTCGCGCACCTGCTCCATGCCTGCGGCTGCGTGCTTCATGTTCTCCAGCTGCAAGGTGCTGGGTTGGTTGTCGATCCCGAGGCGCACAGCTGTCTCACTGTAGGTGGCCTCCTCGAGGGTGAAGTGCTCGCTCAAGTTCATTTCGATCCTTTCATCGTTGATGTGATTTTCTCAGCAGTACGGCCGCCAAAATAGGCAGCCATCACCAGCATGCCCCACTGCCCAAGAAGCGTGACGTAGGCCTCGGCTATGTGGAAACCTGCCCCATCGAGCAGCGCCATGATCAGGTACGCAGACAGCAGATAGATCAGGGTCATCGGCCTGATGTTCTTCGACAGCCAGCTGTCGCTCGCCATGTCGGCAGCCCAGCGATCGCTGATGCCCTTCTGCTCGATCTCGAACTCGCGCACGTCGATCTCGCGCAGCCTGTAGGCCAGGTCAGGATCAGCCTCGAGCGCCTGGGTCACAGCCGTGATCGATGGCGGCACGCCCAGCTTCTCGGCGATTGCAGAGACTGCCGCGCCACCCAGAGGGCCAGCGACAGCAGTAGCAAGAGCGGGAGCCGCGCCTTTGAGGAGATCAAGGAGTTTGTCCATCGTTGTCACCAGCTGGTTGTGGGATTGAGCCGCCACCCTTGCGGCCAGAGATCGCGCCCATAGCACCGACACCCATGAACGCGATGGCCTTCAAGATCTCGAGAAACACAGCATCGATCGGTGCAAGTGTTTGCTCTTCGGGTACGAACGCCACAGCGTACAAGATGCCGAACGCAATACCAAGCACCATGACTGTAATGGCGCGAACAACAAACGACCAGGTTCTGACTTCGATCTCTTCCTCAGTCAGACGTTCCTGTGGTCGGTTGATCCACTGTTGAATTAGCTCTTTCATTTTTACTCCTTGCTGTTAAAAACTCATCTTTCAATTTGCGAAGCTCCTTCGCCTCTCTCTTGATCTCAGCCTTCATCCAGAGTGTCTCGATGTAGGCCAAGAACGACATCACAACAAACGTGGTGATGGCCACATAGATCATCACACGCGCCAGAAGTTTGAGCGCTCCATAAACTGGATCCTGAGATCCCACATGATTGACCCCACTATTGCCACCAGCAGCACCGTAGCGACTACCTGCACCAGCAGGTTGATTTGTTCGTCCCGTTGTCGCCATCGTCGTGCCGCTTCGTCGCGCTCCTGTTTCTTTTTCAGCTGCCTTGCAAACTCCTGCTCTTCCAAGATCTGGTTGTACATCGCCAGGAACCGACTGTAGATGTCGCGCAGCTCCTTCGGTGCGTACACCATCGCCTCTCTGATCTGCACCGTCATGGCCTCGAGCTGTAGCTCGATCTCCACACGGTCGATCGCACTGTCCTCGATCGTTGCTGTCGTCTTGCTGATCTCCTCGAGCTCATGGCAGTGATCGGTCAGCCTGCGGCGTATCTCGAAGAACTGCTTGAGCTGCTCGCATACCTGGTGCACAGCGCGGGTCTGGTACTCCTCGTAGGAGATTTCAACCTCGGGCTCGCGCTTGGATTTCGTGGGGGCAGGCTTGGCGGCTTCTCGCTTGGGCTCTGCACTGGGAAGGGCCACCGTGGGCGCTGCTGGCTTGCTGCCAAAGAGAGAAGCCCACACAGCCCTGACCGTAGTCCACAGGCTCTTAGCCTCATTGGCAAAGGCCTGGACCTCATTGACGGCTTTCTTGATCTCGCCGATCTGGGCCTTTCCCTGTCCGAGGAGCTCGCACCCTTGCTTGATCCCAGCCACAAGGCCTTGGGCCAGCATGAGGAGCTCGAAGACGCCCACATCAGCTGACCTTGTCCTGCTTGTTGTCGAGCTTGTCGAAGATCTGGCGCAGGATGTCCTTCACTTCCTTGATGTCCGAGCGGTAGTCGTCCTTCTGCACGTAGTCGTGCGGCAGGCTCTCGAGCTTGTCCTCGAGGCGTTGGATCTGCCTGGTCATGGAGTTGAGAACCCAGAGCGCCAGCCCACCCGCGCAGGCGATGGCGATGTTGAAGATGATCTGCGTGTCCATAGCCGTCACGTTCTGATGATGTGGTTCAGCACGATGGTCGGCTGTGTGTTGTTGTGTGCGCCGTCGCCGCCTGCGTTGGCAGAGGTGTTCGACGCTGTGGGGTAGCCATAGCCAGCACCACCAGCGCCGACGTTGCCGCCTGCGCCAGCTGCGTTGCTCAAGGGGTGCGTGTGGGCAGGGATCTGCGCTGTCGTCAGCGTGTGTGTCTGAGCGCCGCCAGATGCACCGAGGGTCGCGCCATCGACGCCAGAGCCGCCTGTGGTCAATCGGCTGGCAGCCGTGCCGCCCATGTTGTCCTTGCCTGCTGGCACACGGCCGCGCAGGTCTGGGACGTTGAACGTGGTGGATCCGTCGCCTGTGCCATAGGTCGTGCTGATGGCAGCGAACAGGTCAGCATAGGTCGTGCGGCTGACGGCCTGGCCGTAGCACAGCAGCCAACCTGACGGGGCGCTTGCGCCTGCGTAGGGCAGCACCACGCCAGGTGGCGCTACGTTGTCAAGCATGTTGTTTGGTATTGTCGTCAGTCCCACTCATCGGCCCTGCCTTTCTTAAATTCCGAGCGCTGACTTGATCTCGTCAGTCGTTGCTGCAGCGTCGATCTGCGTCTGGATGCCTGCGTACTTTTCGCGAACAGCCTGACGCTGCGCTTCGACTGCGACAAAGTCAGTCCCAGGGATCTGCTTCATCACAACCTCATCGAGAGGCTTGAACTCTTCTGCACGCGCAGCGCGGCGCATGTCGTGGCCGATGGCCTTGGCCTTGTCCATATTGATCGTGATCAGGCTCATGCGAGTGCCTCCAATTCAGCTTGCTGTGTTGCGATCTGCTTGTTGAGCTGCTCGATGCGTGCCGCCTTGCTGGCTTCCCACTGAGACACGACAGCGTCGTACTCTTCGGCTGTCTGCTCGCGGTCAGGCAAGCGAGCAGGCATTGGCTCTGCGTTGATCACGGCGATCTCTGCTGTGTACTGCTCGATAAACCATTGATTTGCACCGATGCCGATGCCATCGTTCAAAGCAGAATGTTCAACTTCCCACGCATCGAAGAATGTTTGGTCAGTTGGCACATCGGCTGTGTCGATGATGGCGTAGCGTGTGTTGATCGGCACATCCTTGCGTGCGATCTCATCGACGGTGAGGCCGCAGTCCATTGCTGGCGTAATCAGTGCGACACCGCCGTTGTCCGTTTGGTAGATGATTCGTTTTGGCATGACTGTCCTTTAGCGGAAAACAGCAACATAAAAGTTTGCTGGCGGGTCTTGGATTACGTTGTTCACTTGGTTTAGCACGCTGAATTGCGATGTTGTTTTGGAACGCGTCGTGTCCATTTGAATGTTGTTACCGTTTGTGCCAGCTCCTGACGAACCGATTGAACAAACTGCATAGTTTGCATCAGGCATTGCCGTTGTCATGTTTACTGAATAGTTGCCTGATGCATTGCGAGTAACACTGCTAATGTTTCCACCAGCGGAGACGGAACCGCTTGAACCAACAATACTCGCCCAAGCGCGGCAACCGTAGGCGGTGGCGACAGAACCGTAGCCGCTGTTCATTTGAAAGTTGCCAACACCATCGACTTCAAATGCTTTTGCCTCAGAGGACCCAGCAGCATTTGTCGTGTAGAAACGCATGGACTGGTTGTAGCCACCATTGTTGTATGCGCGAATACTGCCAAGTTGGTTTGTACCATCGGTGAATCTAATAGCAAGAGTTTCAACGGCTGTGCTTGCACTTGAGGGCAAGTTCAATGCGCCCGTCATGGTGTCGCCAGCCTTGTTCACTGGCGTGTAACCGATGTTGCTGACCGCTGCACCGCTTGCAAGTTTTGCTGCGGTCACTGCGCCATCAACGATCTTCGCTGTGCTGACAGTGCCATCGCTTGGTGTGCCAATCGCCAGAGGCGTGCCGTACTCCACCTCGATGTTGCTCGAGCCAGCAGGAGGAGCGCTGCTGAATGTCAGCGTGGTGCCACTCACCGAGTAGGTCGACTTGAACTGATACACACCACCGATGTGGATGCGCGTGTTGTTTTTCGAACCAGGATCTGCCGACAGCGTGAAGACGGTCGTGCTGCCGTTGCCGCTAAAGACATCGACGTTGTTATTGGTGGCACCCAAGCCAGTTTGCGAGGCAAACCATTGGTTTGTCTCGAAGTCGGCGACAAAAACGACCTGCGAATACTGCGAACCGATTTGTACAGATGTGCCGCCGTTGATTGTGTCGCTTCCTGCGCGGTTGATGTTCACGACGTTGGCGTCGCTGGTCCACTTGACGATGGAAACCTTGAAGCCGTCCGTCACTGCACTGATCGATGGCAGCGTGAAGGTGATCGCGCCGCCGCTGGTGTTGGAGCGGAACAGCGTGCCCTGGTCGGCCGTGAGGATCGTGTAATTCGATGTCTTGTCCAGCACCTGGCGATAGAGGCCAGAGGCAGCAGCAGCGGCTGCAGAGGCAGCAGAGGCCGAGGCCGCCGTCGCGCTTGCCGCAGCGTTGGTGGCCGACGTGCTGGCGCTCGAGGCGCTCGATGATGCGCTTGAGGCCGAGGTCGATGCGTTGCTCGCCTGTGTGGTTGCCGTGCTGGCGCTGCTCGAGGCGCTCGAAGCAGAGCTCGCTGCGTTCGTTGCGCTTGTCGCAGCAGATGATGCGGAACTCGCAGCAGCAGAGGCCGAAGAAGCAGCCGCAGCGGCGTCGACCAACAGAGCCCACTTCGATGCGTCGGTGTTTGTGCTGATCGGCTGCGCACCGCTCGAGGTGTGTGCGACCAGGCAGATGTAGATGTTGCTGTTGCTGGTGTCCTTGATGATGTCGCGCACCTTGTACGCTTTGCCCGATGACCAGTTGCCCTGGTATGTGCCGAGCTCCTGCGCGACGGTCAGCTCACCATTGGCATCGAAGGCCAGCACCTTGTTGGCGCGATCGGTGGCGCCCACGGTGAACTCGGTCGAGGTCATCGTGTTGGTCAGCGACAGCTTGATGGCGCGGTTGATCGCCTCCTGCAGCTGCTGGATCTCCATCGTCAGCTGGTCGAGCGCCTGCTCATGCGTATTGGCAGGGAAGGGGTCGTTGGGCTGGTAGTCCACCAGCTGTGTCTGTGGCACGTTGCGCGCGATCACCAGGGTCTTGCCGCTGGCAGGCGCCGTGGTCATGGTGACCGTGCCGCCAGAACTCACGCCTGCACCAGAGACGGTGTAGTCGGTGTTCAGGGTCTGGACGGTTTCCGTGCCGTCGGCCGCGCGCAGCACGACTTTGAGGTGGCTGTTGGCCAGGAAGTAGAAGTTGACAGCGAAGGCGACGGTCGAGCCGTTGCCTGAGTAGCTGACCTTCGATGTGGTGGTTGAAACGGTCATCGTTTATTCTCCGATGGCTTTCGCCATGTTGGGTGCGCGCATACCCTCAGTGCCTGTGCCAGGTGTCCACCAGAATGACTGCCCGAATTCAGTCTGAGCTCTGCGCTGCATTGTACCGAGATAGCCAGGCGAGAAGTATTCTTGCAGCTGGTGAAAGATCATGTGATCGAGCGCGGCCTTGGCGTACCACAGCGAGGCGCCAGGCGTGTTGCCCTTGATGAAGCGAACGAGCTCGGCGCCGAAGTGGGTGTCCTTGCCCTGCATCGCCTCGATGATGTTGCCCTGGGTGAGCTTGAAGATCTCCTCGCCGAGGCCTGCCACGGGGCCCAGCAGCGCGGCGATCGGGCCTTGCTGGTTGGACTGTGTCGCGCCTGAGAACAGGAAGTCGCCATAGAGGCCCAGCGAGCCACCCTTGAGGAAGGCCGCCATCCAGTTCTTGGCGCCGTGCTCGCCCTCGAAGGGGTTGTAGTTGCGCACGTCCTTGCCCGAGAGCAGGTCGTTGATGGTCTGCGACACCGCGCCCAGGATCGTCGTGCCTGCGATGAGGCTCGCCAGGTAGGCCGCCTTGCCGCCTGCGGTTTCCATCCCCATGCCTCGCATCCAGTGGCGCGAGATCATGGCCAGGGGGAAGGCCTTGAACTGGAAGAAGGAGCGGGTCAGCTCGCCCTTCCATGTGCCGCGCTCCATGCCTGCGCCCGTGAGGAACTTGTCCTGCGCGCCTGGTCGGATCACCGCCATGTCCGTCTCCTCGAGGGTGACACCCAGCAAGCGGATCATCGCGTCGCGGCGTGCCGTGCTGTCCAGCGCAGCGAGGCGGTCGCCATAGACACGGTCCCATTCGTTCTGGGCGGCCACGCGCTCGGCATAGCTCATGGTGGGCATGTCGTTGATGGCGTCGAGCTTGGCGTTCATCTCGTCGAACAGCTCGAGGCGCATAGGCTCGACGATCGCGGCGATCTCTTCGTCGGGGATGCGCATGATCGCTTCGGGGGTGAGCACGCCATTGCCTGCGCCCCACTGCTCGAGCTCGGCCCTCTTCCAGATCTGCCAATCGAGCTCGGTGATGCCCTTGCTCAAGAGGATGCGGTGGTCGGTCGGATCGAGGTCGGCCAGGCTGTCGTACTTGCCCACCAT